ACCTGTTGGTCAATTACTAATTGCATTTGATTATTTTGATCACACAACTGGTGATTTCTGTACTGTAGATTCTTATCTACATGAAGCAGGTGTTGGTGCTGATGAAATTCCATCATACAATTCACCTGCACTTGGTAAAGTATCTTTAGGTGATGTTTTAGACTTTAGACCTAAAGTAGATAATGATGCTATTATTTCTGGTTATCAAGATAGTTCTCTACTAGGTTCAGTTAATACCAGATCATTTGCTGGTGGCGGTGGTATTGTTTCCAGCACCCCTGCACCTGATTCTAACCTAGAGTTTACATTCTCATTCTCTCAGACTCAATATCTTAGCAGAATTGATGGTCTTTTCTTAGATAAGAAAGGTAAGTTCTATGTTAAGGAAGGTAATTCTTCATTAAATCCAACTAGACCTGAATCTATTGAAGATTCAATTGCATTGTACTACATGTACATTCCTGCATTTACACAGAGTAGTAAAGATGTAAGGATTGTACCAGTAGATCATAAACGCTATACAATGCGTGATATTGGTAAACTAGAGAAGAGAATTGAAAGATTAGAGTATTATACAACACTCAGTATTCTAGAGCAGCAAGCCTTGAATATGCAAGTTATTGATGGTAATGGTAATAATAGATTCAAGAGTGGTTTCATTGTAGACAATTATGAGACACATAAGATTGGTAATCTAAAATCCATTGACTATAAGTGCTCTGTTGATACCCAACAGTCTGTAATGAGACCTCAGTCAAAAGAAGATTCTTTCATGCTGGAAGAGATCAACACAAGAAATGATCAAAGAACTTCTGCTGGTTATGTCAGAAATGGTGATCGTGTTACATTACCATTTACTGAATTGGAAATGGTTAAGAATGAGTTTGCTACCAAGACAATTAATCCTAACCCATTTGTAGTTCTACAATATGCTGGTGATTCATTTATTGGTCCTAATGTAGATTCTTGGTATGACACTAGTATTGAACCACTAGTTACAGATAATAACACCAATCTATATTCTATCTTTATTGCAAAAGATAATGTTAAAGATGCATTCTCAAGTCTTTACAATTCATATAAAGTAAATTGGTTGGGTGCAAATAGATCATTCTTTAACATTGAGTCTTTTGCTGATACAAATTCTGATCTATCAGGATCAAATGTTACTAGTGCTTCTGTTTCTAGTTCTTCTAACGTAAGTCCTGACAATAATGAGATTGGTAAGGGTATTTCAACTAAGGGTGTTGGTTCTAATGTTGTTGCAACATCACTATCATTCTTTGCCAGAAGCATTCCTCTTAAATTTGTAATCAATCGTCTAAAACCAAATACAACTGTATATCCTTTCATGGAAGGTCAGGATATTTCTCGTTGGGTCAATTCTGATTCTAAGTATACAGGTATTGCTGGCAATTCATTGTCATCTTTTAATACTCCTATTAAAACTGATGCAAATGGTAACGCTAGTGGAATTATTCTAGTTCCTGCTGGTCAACCACCAAGAGAAAACAGTGTTTGGGGTGGTAGTGCTGAGAATTTAGATTACGATACAGATTCAGTTGAAGTTAGATTTACAACTGGTGTAAAAACTATTAGATTTACTTCTAGTAAAACTGATGCTCCCAAAGAGGATGTAGAGACATACGCAGAAGTTAAGTTCTATGCAACTGGTCTTCTTCCTGAGAATCCTGCATCTATCGTTTCCACTGCACCTGCTTTCTTTAAAGCAAATGAGGGAACACAAACAACTGATAGTAATACAGAAAATCCAATCAAACCAAATCCACTTGCTCAGACATTTACTGTTGATGGATTTGATGGTGGTATCTTTGCAACTAGTGTTGATCTATTCTTCTCAACTAAGAGTGAAAATATTCCAATTAGAGTATATCTAACAGATATTCAAAATGGTAAACCAGGTAAAAATATTCTACCTGGCACACAGAAAGTTCTTAATCCAGACACCTATCTAAGAGTTCTTGCTAGTGACACACTTGAAGTAACCAAGGGAGAAAAAGTTACTGGTCAATCATCAAATGCTTCTGGTCCTATTTCAAAAGTATTTGACAAGAATAATATTGAATTAACACCAACATCTACTGGTGTGTTCTCACTATCAAATGATCAGGTATTTACTTTAGTTCTTGATAATCATACTGGAACATCTTTTAAACAGGATGAAACATTAACAATTCCTTCTGTTACTGCTGCTAATAATGCAAACAATACATCTTTATCACTAAAGATTGTTAAAGATTCTGGTAGAGTTACAGGTTTAACTGTCAAAGACACAGGAACTTCATATAATTCTGCAATTATTACTTTAGAAAGTCCACAGTTACCTGGTGGCGGTGGTGCTACTGCTACTGTTAGAGTTTCTAATGGTAAAGTATATCATTCAGATATTGTTTTATCAGGTTCTGAGTATACAGAACCACCAGCAGTTATTATTAGAGGGACTGGAACAGGTAATTCTGGTGCTGTAATTGAGTCTTCAATTACTATTGATACACCAGCAGTTCGCATGGGTATTTCTATTGATCAAGATGGAACAACCAATTCTACAGTTCCAACTAACTTTAAATTTGATTACCCTGTCTATCTACAAAATGACACTGAGTATGCTCTAGTTCTTGAAACAGATTCTATTGATTATAAAGTATGGGCATCCAAACTAAGTGAGACAGATGTTGCAACGAGTAAAACTGTTGCTGCTCAACCTGCACTAGGTTCTCTATTTAAGTCTCAGAATACTAATTCTTGGACTGAAGATCTCTTTGAAGATCTTAAGTTTACATTACACCGTGCTAAGTTTGATGTTTCTAGAACAGCAGAACTTCTACTCACAAATGAAGATCTTGGTTATGAATTGTTAGATGTAAATCCCATTGAGACTAATTCAAATTCTCAATCTGGTGCAACATCTAATCTATTTAAAAATAACAGATCTGTGATCAAGGTTAACCATTTCAACAATGGATTTAGTGCTGAGGGAGAATCTTACGTATTCTTTAAGGGTGGTATTGATGTTGGTGGTATTGTTAAATCTGAATTAAATGATACTTTATATCAAGTTACTAATGTTGGTATTGATAGTTACAATATTATTTCTGTAAATAAAGCAACTACCAGTGCATTTGGCGGTGGTTCTTCACTATTTGCTTCTTATAATAGAAAGTTTGAAAAACTACATGCTATTGTTCCTACATTAGAATTTGCTGATACAAAGATTGAGAGTTTTATTAAGACAACTAACGTTAAACCTATTGACGATACTGTAGGAACATTTGCTACATACAGTCAATCTGATTATGAGAAGACATTCTTGAATGAAGATTTCTTCTTTATTAATCAAAAGGTATTGGCATCTAGAGTTAATGAAAGTCTTAATAATGTTGATAGATCATTAACTTATAAGATTAACATTTCAAGTGAGCAGGATACTCTTTCTCCACTAGTTGATCTGAGTAGAGCATCACTAAAAACTATTACTAATAGAATTGAGAATGCTGAGGGTAAAGAATCTAGATATGGTCGCAGAGATCAAGTATTAGAATTCTTCCCTGTTTGGAGTTTTGTTGTTACTAATACTTCAGGAGTTGCTATTACTGAAAATCAAAGAGTTTCAGGTTTAACTACAAATGCTTCTGGAACAATTCTAAAAGTAGATGGTTCTACTTTAATTGTAAGAGTTGATACAGTCAATACTTTTGTACAAGGTGAAGGACTTAAATTTGCAAATTCTGCTTTAAATCCTGACACATCTGGTGCAAATGCAGGTATTCCAAAAGTAACAGTAACACCATCCCAAGGTAATGTAACTGAAATTGTCCCTGTCATTCCTAATGAGTCTTCTCCACAATCAACAGTGTTTGTTAGAGATGCATCTCAGTTGAGTGAAAATTATGATAATAAGATTAGTGGTACAGTTGTACTATGGAATCAGAATAATAAAATTCTAACCATTATCAATAACAAAAAACCACTTGATGATGACTATACATCTGCTAGTGGATCTGGACAGTTCTCTAGAGTTGCTGTTGGTGTATCACCAGCTCAAGAAAGTGATATTATTCGTGTTGGTGATATTATTGGTTGGACAAATCAAACTGCTGGTGAAGAAAACTATCTAATGGTTTCTAAGGTATCTTATACTGATGGCATTGATTTTGTTTCTGATATTCAATCTAAAGGAACTAGTAGTGCTGCTTCTTATGTTACCAAAGAAGTTTCTATCACAAATCCTGCAACAGGAATTGATGTTAGAATGACTGCTAACACTGTTGATATTGAAAATATTGAAGTTCTTTACAGGGTTAAAAAATCATCTTCTGAAGATAATTTTGAAGATCTTGAATGGGTATACTTCAACGAAACTGGTTTGCCAGATGTTGATCTAATTGCAACTGCTGAAAATTCAATCAGTGGTATCACTGAGAAACAAGAAGAATATCAAGAACTATCTTATAGTGTTGATAACTTACCTGAATTCTCATCATTTGCTGTCAAAGTTGTTATGAAGACAAGCAATCCAGCGTTTGTACCAAAAGTACAAGATCTACGTGCGGTAGCATCATACTAATGAAACATATAAAAGTGAAGAATGAAAACCACCTGTATCGTGATAGTGATACAGGTGCAATCATAAATACCGATAGGTCTTCGTTTGAGAAGTATAAGAGATCTAAATTAAAGTTTCAAAGTATGGAACAAGAATTAGATCATCTTAAAAGTGAGATCAGCGAGATTAAATCACTATTAAGAGAGATAGTAAAGTCCAATGGTACTTAGAAATGTAGCTAAAACATTCTCATTTGAGGAGCAGAGGCAAGAAATCAATTCACTTGCTGTAGATGTTGATAACATCGCAAATAATATTGCTTCCATGACCTTGGTTAATGAGAGTAATCCTCAGTTGGGTGCAAATCTAGATCTTAATGGTAATAGTATCACAGGTAATGGTGATATTAACCATAATGGACAATTAAGTACTGGTAGTATCTTAAGTTCTGCATCTCTTAATAATAAAGGATCTGTTCAGTTTGGAACTGTAGATGCTTATAGTATTGGGCATATGCCTCTCAATAGTGACTTAGCATTCTCACAAACACATGGTGGTAGTTACTTATTCTATAGTGATGCTAGTACAATTCCACTTCAGATTGATCCAACATTAGTTGATGTCAATGTTGATCTAGATGTTAATGGAGACATATCTGTATCTGGAACTATATCTGCATTGGGTGGTAATTCTACTTACTGGAATAATGCACATAGTTGGGGAGATCATTCTTTAGCAGGATATTTAACATCAGAAACTCAATCTGATTGGAATGAATCTGATACTAACAATCCAGCACATATTTTAAATAAACCAACTCTTTTTGATGGTACTTGGGGATCGCTTTCTGGTAAACCAACATTTGCAACTGTTGCTACTAGTGGAGATTATAACGATCTAACCAATACACCTGCACAAGCTACTCAAGTTCAATCTAATTGGGGAGAAACAGATCTTAATAACGTTGCATTTATTAAGAACAAACCTACTATCCCAACTATCCCATCAAATGTTAGTGCCTTCATTAATGATGTAGGATACAAAACCACAGATAACAACACAACATATACTTTAGATGCTGGAACGCATGGTGCTTCTGATGCAAAGTTAATGTTGCTTGGAAGTAATTCTACTATTGATAATGTTATCTTAACTGCTGGAACTGGTATTGCTTTTAGCACAATTTCAGGTGGTGGGTTTACAATTTCAACTTCTTTAAGTATTGGAAATCTAACCGACGTTAATGTTTCTGGTGCTACCACAG